CCGACCAAGTACGAGCATGATAGATTCCTTTCTATTGGCTAGTTTTCGCAACCCAAACGTTACATCCTTTTCGCTCTCCGCTCTTCTCGATTAGCCCCTTTTCCATGAGTTCTACTCTCCTCGCTCGCGGCGTGTTGAAATTCATCTTGTGGAGCTTCACGATCGCCGGAATGAGTTCGTTATCTGTCGTTCCGAATGTTCCGCATGACCGGATGTACTCGTAAACCGCTTTCTGCTTCTCGCTGAGCGTCGGCCCTATCGCTACCGCCGCCGCCTTGGACGTTGACGAGCCGCGAATATAGGGAGCGGTTTGGACGGCCGGATTGTCGAATAGGGAAAGTTGCATGGTTATTTCTTGTTTTTAGCAATCTCGGAAAGCGTGTCTCGTACTTGATTCCAAAGCTGGAAAAATTCTTCCATGTACGGAATATGATGTTTATTCTTTTGGATTTTTTCGGCAGTCGCCAAAGATGTTTTAAGAATCCTCCGCAACTCGATTTCGGGAGTTAGGCGGCATCGTTTACGGCCTTCGAGCCGAGCCTTGATCTCAGGGTCATTGCGGAATTCTTCGTGCTTCTTCTCGAATTGTTCGTAGATGTTTTTCCTATCCTTGCGATTGACCGCAAAGAAGCGTTCGATATGGGGCTTGCTGTCGCCGTTTGAAAACTTGCCAACTTTCAAATCGGAAATAAATTCGACAACAGGCTTTGTTGCCACCCGCAAATCGTCCATCTTGGCGTTCTCATCCAACGCAAGAAGAACGCCCTTGGGAAGTTGGTCGGGTCCGCCGTTGCATCGAATGGCGAAACCCCACGTCATCGCCTTGTGTTCTTCTTGAACGTCGGCAATCTTCCATCCACCTAGTCGAGCCACCTCTTCGAGCGACATATCATTTTCGATGGCGAGCATTTGGATAGCCCGCCGCTTCGTCCATTCGACCGGCTCGGGATGACCGGCAAGGAGATGGTTCGCCATAATGCGAATCGATAACGCTAATTTATTGGAGTCCGTTTCGACGATGTATGCGGAAAAATTGGTGCTACCGAGTAACTTTTCCGAGCCGAGTCTTTGAACTCCGTCTAAAGGGTCCAGTCCCTTTGCAGTTGTGCGTAGAATCGGAGCAGGCGCATTCGATCCGGCTTCTGTTCTCGCAGCATATTCGAGAACAACTTCTTCCACACGCGATTTCGATCTGCCCTGATTTTGATCTTCCCATGTCGGGACTAGTTGTTGAAACGTAATGGAGTTCGAGTATTTGAACTTGACCCCCATCTTCGTTAGAAAGTTTTCTTCTCGATTATCCCTGACGAACATTGCTAATTTCCTCCTCGATTCTTTTGAGGTAGTCGATCACATAACGGCGAACGTTTTTGCAGAGCAATTCGAGTTCCGCGAGTTTTTCCGCGTTCGTCGGAATGCAACTCTTAGAGATAGGTCGATTATTAGAAGCGCCGGACCAATCGGCATAAGTCCGCTCTAGTAATTCGCGTAGCAATTCTTGCTTGGATCGTCCGGCGACTGAAAGAGGCTTGTGATTCTTGGCTGCCTTTTCCGCCTTTGCCTTCTCGATGGCTTCTGTTATTTTTTCAACAGACCTGTTGATGAGCGTTTCCGCGCCGCTTATCGTCAGAAGTTCACTATCCATCGCATCGATAAGAATTTGTTTATTCGACTGCACGACTGCACTAACGCGCGAATAAGAATTTCTTTGAAGTCCGTAGATTCCGCAAGCCTCAGCCAGCTTCATTCCTTGATTGACCGCCATTTGGATGGCCGTCGCCTTTTGCGAAAGAAGTTTTACCGCATTGGGTTTAGGGAGTGGATTATTAGAGGTCGCTGAATCGCGTTTGGCTTCTTTTTTCTTCGTCGCGTTAGCGATAACGGATTTGACTTCTTCGGCGTCCGCGTCACGCAATTTTTCTATTACTCCCCGCTTGATCTTGACGACGCCTGAGAGAATATCGTTCTTCATCTGTTCGCCCATCGCCTGCGCGATCTTTTCCAGCCCCATAGCAAAATGCTCGTCGCGTTGGATGGTGATCCGTGAAACGCCGTACTCTTTTCCTAGCTTTTCAGCAGTAGTTTCTGGGGGACTTTCGTCATTCCCTAACTTCTCATCATTTTGAGCAGAAGTTAAATCAGTCCTTTTTCCCTGTTCTTTCTCGTTGGCGTAACGCCGTCCACGCAAAGCAGACTTCTGAAACTCGGTGAGGTTCCGCCGCCCCAACTGCTTGGCGATGATGTAGTTAATCACCTCGCCGCGCGTCTCAAATTTCAACGCCTTCGTTTTGAAATCGATCTTGCATGACTTGCAAATCCGATAACGATTATGCCCGTCGATGATCGTGTCATCGTGATTTGCCCAAACCTCGATTGCTTCCTTACATCCGTTTTCGTTGATGCTCGTATCGAGCAAGCTCAACTCTTCTGGCGTGAGCGGCGGGCAAAGCGATTGAAATTCCTTGTCGATTTTAAGTTCGTATTCCATTGTTCACCTATTATTCTTTAGAAAAAAGAAACCGCCGCACCGTGGACTCCCGCTATACCTCTACCTTGTTCAGTCTTGCAAATTCGCCAAACACTTCTAATGCCTTCGCGTTGTAGGCTAGGGCGGCTTCTTCGGGAGTCTTGAATGATGCTATCTTTTTCCCGCAAATAAATGCGGTATATTTTTTGCATCCCTTTAACTGAGTTACGCCCTTAAATTTCTTTCCGCGTTTAGCATTTTTATTAAATTGATTTTGCTGTGGGGTAGCAATTCTGATATTGGCACGTCTGTTGTCGAGTCCATTATGGTTTCTGTGATCAACGTATTCGCCTTCTTTTGCGTTCAGCAGCAACCTGTGGAGCTTAACTTTTTTGCGAACTCCTTTTCGTGTGAATTCTTTTCTTGCATATGATGCGTAAGCTGTTTTAGTTACCTCCCACTTAACATCAGCAGGCCTAAATTCAACTGTTTCACCGCCGACTTCAATACTGAACCGATGAAACGCATCTTCAACGTCGATGGTGATTATGCTCGAATCACTTCCTACCATTAAATATTCATCCATGATGTGAATCCTTGTGGTGTGAAAAAAAGAAGCCCCGGCCGCGAAGTGCGGCGCGGGGCGGTTCCACAAAAAGCCCGCCAAGGCAACGTGGAAGATCGGCTAGAGCTAATCGGTTAGCCGAGGAAGAGCGTCGATCAAATTCGGTGAATCGAGGTAGAGCGGGTTGACGTAATACTTCCTTGCAACCTCTTCCGTGTGGCCAATCGCTGCCGCCGCCCATCCGATGCCCATCTTTGCCGCGGCTTGTGTTTCCGCCGTGCGTCGAATGCAATGAAATTTCCTGAGTCTGTCGTGCGGTAAGTCGGCTCGCGTCAAGAGATTCTTCGCCCATTCGTACATCGTGTTCTTGTCCAGCGGCAACGGAACAAGTCGTTCGCGTTTCACGGCCAGCGTTTCCTTGAGAATTGCAATCGTGTTCGGGTGCAAGCGAAAGATGCGATCCGCAGGCGATCCCTTCAAGTTTTCTGCCGGAACGAACCACGCGCCGGTCGATAGATTTACATCGGCCAGCTTCGCCTTTCGGAGCGTTCCGACTCGGCAGCCCGTGTCCCAAAGAATCGAGATTGCTAGCTTGCCGATAAGCTTCTTTGAGACGCCGCGATAACTGCCGACGGCCCCATCCGTGGCCGCGTAGATTCTCCGAATCTCGTCCAGCGTCCATACCACCGGCAGTCTTTTCGGTTCCTTCCGCTTTCTGATTCGCGGCACCGGCCCGATCATGCCTTCGTCGTGAGCGGAGTACCAGAGCGTTATCAAATCGCCGCGCTTGTTGTTGATCGACTTCGGCGCATAGCCAAGCTCGGACATCCATGCCATAAAGTCGTAAAGCGATTTCTTCGAGAAGTCCGTCAATGTAGCATCGCGGCCCAGGAATCGCGAGTAAGCGCGAATCGAGGCGTTGATATTTTGCACGGTGCCCCGCGCAATTTCGGGGTGTTCCAACAGATAATACTGTTGGAAGATATCGGCAAGCAGCATGATGTAAATCTTGAAATGCCCGACAAGCTCTTGCTATATCAAGTATAGCTCGTGCTATTCTGTCCAGCGTCATCATGCCGCCGTATCCTGCATGGGCACGTCGCATTCCATTGTCGCGCACGCTGAGCGTGTCGCTTTCTTGCAACGTGTAAGTTCCGGTTTGCATCCGGGTCGGCCAAAGAGTCGGCCTGAATGCGTTTGCAAGCTTGTAAAGGCTTGGCCCGTGCTTCCATCGCTCGGGACTTCGCAAAAAACAAAATAAAGTGACGGGTGTTTACAAAACGGAAACGCGCCCGCCGTGACTGCCTTCGGGAAACTCCCTTATAACCGTCACCACCCGCCACTATTCGCAAGGCGGGCTTTCACAAGTCCGCCGAAAGCTCCCCGACAAGGACTCGAACCTTTTAGGGAGCTTTTCGACGATGTTTTAAGAATATACCCTATGTCGGAATTCCGTCAATAGGAATTCCCAAATATTTGAAAAATATTCTTTCGGTAAACCACAAACTGTACAAAACACAACCTAATCAATCCCCAGCCCCCGCCGCGTCAGGTAATCGGTCACGGTCAGCCGCGATTCGACAGCCAGCCGGGTAATCTCGGCGTGATCGGCCGGCGTGAGCTTTACGGTAATTTGCTTCGATTTGCGGGCCTCTTCGGATTTTCGAGGCGCGCCGCGTTTTGGTTTCTTCATGGTCGTTTTTTGAAAGGCTCTCCCCGGCGGTGTGTATCCGAGCGGTGATTAGTCGCTCCCGCCGAGGAGAGGAGTGCGGCTATTCGTCGTATGATTCCATGTAGTCCATCTCTTCGCCGGTCATCGATTGACTTCGTTTACATTCGTCGCATTCGCATTTATCCGTGAAGCAGTCATGCATAACGTCCGCGCTGATGATGTGTTGGTCGTCGTCGGGGTCGGCAATAAATCCGCTTCCGTCCGCTCCTTTGTCAATCGGACATCCGGTAGTCCAGTCCGGCAAGGCGACCGCATTAAGCGCGTCACATGTGTCGGTGTGGTCAATGACGCAAATTTCACGCGTCTTTCCAGTTCGGTGGTTTTGTTCGGTAATGCAAATCTTCATTTTAATTCTCCTGGCCGATCAAGGCCGCCTGCAACTCACTCAGTTGCCGAGTCGAATCAGTTGTTTGATTCTTCACTCATTCTACAGCTATTTATCGGCATGTCAACAGCATTTCGATAATTATTTCGGAATATTTTGAAATGAAGCCCAAAGGTGGTATTTTCGGTAAACCACAATAACCCGAATTGGTGATTGAAGGAATCGAGGATTGAGGGTAGGGTGAGGAGCGGAGGTAGATCATGCGTTTTTCAATTTTTCTCATCGGTGCGATGGTTTCCAGTAGTGCGTTTGGGCAGGGAACTTTTTCGCCCCACGCAATCCAGGGTTTGGGGACTGGTAATTATAAGCCTGAACCAAAGCTGAAATACCCGCGATTTTACTGGGACGATATCGGCGGAAAATACATCACGGCGGATGATGGAGTCGTCGGTTATGTTCACGGCGCTCGCGTCATTCAGATTATCGACGCCGAGAATATGATTGTTGACGTTGAAGTTAACCACCGATCGCACGCGCTCTGGATCGAAGGCTATTCGACAAAGGGTCTTTCCGACGGCGACGATTTCACGGTCAACCTGAAAGTACCATTCAAGGTTGACGGATCAAAGAAATACACCACGGCGATGGGAAGCTCGAAAACCATTCCGCGGCTTGTTGCGATTGATGAAAAGAAGATCGAACAAGATGCCAAGAAAGCCAAGGAAGAGGCGAGAAAAAAGAAGCTCGATAAACTAGCCGAGGAAGAGAATGCCAAATGGAGAACATGGAAAGATGCGACCGGCAATTTTGAGGTAGAGGCGAAATTCGCTGGCGTCACAAATAACGTTGTGAAGCTGAAAAAGAAGAACGGCAAGACGGCCAGCATCCCAATCGAACAACTGAGCGAGTCCGACCGCAAGTGGATCGACGGCCGAAAGAAGTAATCACCAATACCCCTTTGGACATTTCTTCGTCCCTATCCGTGCAGCGTTGATTTATTTCACGCAGTGTAGTACATCGCGGGCTCGCCTTCTTTTCGCATGATGCCGGTTGCAGCCGAGCATTCCAGGTGATACTCGACTTTTGCTTTACTGCCGGGGCAGGTTTTTTTTATTTTTTTTGCAATCTCGTCAAGCGTCAAGCCGGGGTTTTCTGTGACGCATTTTAGAACGTCTCTAGCAATGGCCGCCGCCTTTTCTTCGTTGCTGATTTTAGCTGCTTGCCGTGATGGGTTGCGAGCCGGCCGCTCGGTCGGCTGTTGCTTCGGCGGATTCTTCCGGGCCTCCAAATGCTTCGCGGCGAATTCTGGATCGCACGGGCGAATTGGCGAACGCTGACCCTTCCACCACGTTGCCGGTAGATTGCAACGCGGACATATCGAATCATAGCGTTCGCCTTCGACGGTGAACGTGCTTAGGTCGCATAGGGCTGCTTCACGCATGGGTTTCCGGGTATCCAGTTGACTTCGGGGTCGATGGAAATGTAAAAATCGCCGCACTGGAATTCATCGCCGCTGCAAATCTCCCATGGCGAGAGGAGGCGGATTCCGCAGTACAGCGAACACTCGTTCGATTCCGCATCAACGAGCGTCAACGTGAACTCCATGAGGAGGCAGTAGTAATCGAGCCAAGTGTATTTAATTTCCATGTCGCCCCAGAGTGCCGCACCACTGAGGCAAGGCGACGGTGGCGATGACCACGAATCAGGAGTGACGTATCCGGGGCCGTAGTGAAAAATCCAATGGTCATCATCGCTTGAGCCGCTGAGCGGAATATCGTAAATCGTTTCGTCGTTGGGTGGATCGACCAAGCGAACATGAACGTAATACGGAGCCGAATGAACGTCGGACAGGTGGGCAGGCTTGTGGTAGTTCGATTTCGATCCCGCCTCGATAACGAACGTCGAGCCGCATTCGGGGATTTCGCCCGCGCCGGAACGGGAATACTCGGTCAGCGTGTGCGTTCCGAAACAGTTGATCTCTTCCGTGCGAACGTCCACTGTTTTGCGATACTTGACCCACTGATTCGGCGTGACGGAAAGTTTCGTTACGGTCGCTTCAAAGTAGGCCGAGCATCCGTCTTTGTTGCCGGTGACTTCGATGGAAAATGAATTACTATCCTCGGTGCAGTCGGCGATATTATCGTTTTGCCAAATACATGCGGCGGTCTTTTCGAGGAAGTTCCTTTGGAGTTTCACGACGGTCGAGCCGGGAACGCGGATGACGAGCGTATCGACCACGAACGAATTGCCTTCACAGAAGTAGCAATCCGCTTCCGACTGCATGGGGTCATTGAGTCGGTTACACTCCGCTCGGTCTAGCCAGTTTATTTCTACCTTTGTTACATAGCGGGTGTCGCCGACCTGCATTTCAACGGCGTTGTCAATCGTCTTGCGGACGTTGCGGTAATATGCCCCAGATTCAAGCTGTACCTCGAAAAGGTAGTGTTCGCCGAAATAGGTCGTTGATTCAATGTGCAATACGCAGTCTTCATCGACGTAGGCGGTGACTTCAATGGTTCCGTCGGCAGTCGTTACCGTGCCGCTCGTCCAAGTCGTTCCGCCATACGCGCCAGATAGATGAATCAATCCGGGATACGCTTGATCGCCACATACGCCGAAGATTCGCAACGCTATACAGCCGGTCACGTGCGCACCGCAGGGAAGCTCCCATGTCATATCATCATCAGTAACGCATTCGCCAAAGCCGGTATAAGTCACGGTTACGTCGGCACCGGCCGCATTTGCTTCGGTGTCTGGTACTTCCCCAAAATCAACAGCCCACGAACCCGATGCCGTGAATGGGAACGATATTCCTCCGGTCATTGGATGATCGCCTAACTCTTGGATCGCAAGTCCAGCCGGACACGGATAGGGCCATGCTTCACCGCCGTTTGAAACCCACTCAACTAAATAATTCGGAACGGGTGGATAGCACCCCGCTGAGTTCAGGCCAGTTACCAAATAAGTTTTTCCGCACCGCGTAATCAACCGAATCATGCCCGCAATAACCGCTAGGCCACTATCAGGAACGAATACAGATTCCCACGCGCTTCCATAGTATTGATGCGTAACTCGAAAATCAAAGCTTCCGCTATAGCTCTGGTATCCGTAAAAAACACTCGATGACCAGCAAGTGTAATCCACGGTCCCGACCAAACAGCAATCGTACTCTGGCTTCGTTTCCGTGCATCGATCATAATCAAAGGCCGTGTCCCACGACCATGCACCTTTAGACAAAGTAACCCAGTCTATCGGCCCAATGACTCCCTGTTCCTCGCATGGGCAATCGCCTTCGGTGTCTCTGCCGCACAGCGTACCGTCGATTTCGGTGAGCGTTATTGACGAGGGGAAGTTCTCGGTTCCCGGTAGCCCTAGTATCGTCAAGTCGCTAAGCGTGATTGAGCTTAGATCGCTTAGGTCAACCGGGCCACAGCGGTAGATACCATAGGCAACAGAATTCAAAGCCCCGACACGAATGGTAGCAAACCAGCTACCGTCTTCTTTTTTGAACGACACACCCAAATAAGAAAACCGTACGCCTATCGGACTTTCTGGGCTCGCAGACTCCATATAACCATCAAGCGGCCGCGACGACGAGCAGTAAGATCGAAGCGAAATATTTCCGCAATAACTTGAGCCCGTGTAATGAGTGGCAAGGAGTTCATGCCGCAAAAAATCAATTCCACAAGTAGTCTCGGCTGGTATTGTTGGGCAAAATTCTTCGCTCCATGTGATTCTTGCTTTGTAATACCTCGGATAATCCGTACCAAAATCCGCCGTCCAATCGGGGCAAGGATCGCCGCAACAACCGTCTATAGAACCACCGCCGATCATGTTGCCTCCTTACGTCGGGATATCGACGGAGCATTCGAGAGTTTGAATGACCATGTTTCCCTGAGATTTGTCAACGCCGATATGGAAGCCGGAAGAGAGTTGTTTTCCAGCCATAAGAAACGGACACCAGCAATCGGCCAGCGTGGTCGTTGTCGCCGTGCCGCCCAACGGCGAAACCGTGGTGTACTCGGTTGCGTCGGCCGTGCCGCCATAAACGAGGTCTTCGGTGAGGACGGCGCAAACGATAGAGGAACTGGACGAACCGAGCAGCACAATCGCAATATCGTTCCCCGTCCCCGGATTGTAAAGCAGCTTGATCGATCCGCTCCCCGACGATTCGAGATACTCCGGGTGGTCGGAAGAGTATTTCGCGTATTTGTGATCGTTGTCGAGTATTTCGACGTTCGCGATTGCAGCGCCGAGAATCACGCCACGGCCGCATTGATCTTCGTCAAGCGGTTGCAAAAGAATAACCGGCGTTGCGTCGGCAGAAGAATCAAGGGCGACTGCGTTGAATCCGGCGAGGTTTTTGAAAGCGTCCGCATTCTGCGCCTCGGTAATAATCGGCGTATCGAGCTTCAGCACGTCGAATCGATCGCGGGCCACACCGGAAGTGTTCTTGATCGTGAGGATCGCCGAGTTCTTCGTTCCGCTTTTCGCACCGCTTCCGGTCAGGTCCGATCTTTGGAAATCCTCAGCCACGTCGCAAAACGTGTTCCATGTCGCCGACGAAAGAACGGCAGGCTGTCCGGGGGTCCAGCGTTTCAGGGCCATATTAAATCCCCAGTAACGCGGAGAAATTGCTGGTATAGAAAACCGTGTGGACGTAGATGCCGGTGATTTTCGGCGTCATAAATTTAGTTCCGCTGCCCGTGGCGTCAGAAGCCTCGCGCACGATATCGATAAGTTGCCAGCCTTGTTTCGAGATTCCGCCTATACCGCCGATGGTCAGGCCGGTCAGGTTCGGAGATGCCTCGAATTTTAATGTCAATTCGCCTGTTTCATCGCCCTCCTTGAGTCCGCCGGATGATCCCTTGTAGAGCAGTTCCCCAGCCGCATAACCCATAAATGGAGCGGAGTTGACCGGCGCGATAGACATAGCGTAAAGATTTTGCTCAAGCGCAGAAGTGAACGCCGACGCGTCGAGGGTCCATTTCAGCGAAAAAGCTTTTGATGGAACGTCAACATCGATTCCCTGAACATCGATGGTGTCGCCGCTCTTGACGACGGCAATTGCTCCGTTGTAATCGGGAGCCGTTGACGGATAAGATGTTGTCGAGAGGCTTTGATATTTCTTCTCGGTTTTACCGCCGATCTCGAATTGATATTCAAGCCGACCCGGCAACGGAGCGGATTTAGCGTAAGTGATCGTGCCAATGAAGAAATCGCCGCCTTGATGAACGACGCGCGGGGTTTGTCGAACGAGGCCGTCATAAATCGCATCGGTCTGATAAAGAAGTTGCAGCCGAGCTTCAACCGGATCGCTCGTGCCTTCGATGTTGAAATCAACATCCCACGTCGGCGAATCGCCGCCGGCGTAATTCATTCCCGGGCGTGGTGTGACGGTAACGGCCATTATGCGGTTGCCTTCGTGGTGGTGTCCATTCCGTGAATTTCGAACCGGCGAAGAATCCTTGCCGTCTCGCGGGTGTTCTTCGCGGTTTCCTCTTGTGAGTTGCTTGGCCCCATGCCGCTCAGGGCGAAGGCGTTGAACGTGCTCGTCACCTTCGTCTTCATCTGGCCGGTAACATCGCTCCCCGCGAACGGCTGAGGCTTTCCTGGGCCTCCGGGCATTCCCGCACCCGCTTCCACGCCCGCCGCGGCGAGTGCGGTATCCCATTCGGCACGGGCCGCGTCGGCCGCTTTTCGAGATGCTTCCGCGTCCGCGTTGATGCCATCCTGCCGGGCCTTGTCTTTCGCCGCCTGATCGGAGGCCAGCGCGTCATCCATGAGCTTTTGATTCGCCGTGATCGCGTCTTTCTGCTTGGCTTCCTCGGCGTCAATTTGCCTCAGATATTCATCGTTCGCCGCAGTCCGGTCCTGCTTCTGCGATTCGAGCGTCTTGTTCATGTCCGCTTTTGCGGACTTGGCTTCGTCAGCCGTCAAAACACCGACCTTCTCGAGCGCGGACAGAAAGACGTTGCCAACGCCTTGCTGCATTGAATTCCAGAGGTTTCCGGCCCAGGTGGTGAATTCAGCCCAGACCGTCTTCATCGCCGAGACAATCGAAACCCAGGTGCGTTGCATGCCAGCCCAGGCATCGACCATGAATGTGGCCGTGCCATAGACCGCCTCGCTCCAAATTTGCAGGAATAACCCCTTGAAGGCCAGCCACTTTTGTGTAAGCCAAGCGACCCCTTCGGCCCAATACATTTTGATCGTCGCCCAGGCGAGATTGAACGCGGCACCGATATCGCCCGAGGCAATTGCGCCGGTTATCGCTCCCCAGGCGGCCAGGGCCGTGTCCTTGAGCCATCCGAAGTTATCGCCGAGCCAAGAGAGAATGCTGCCGACCCAGGTTCCGGCGTCGCCGGTCGAAACGAAATATGCTCCGAGGGCAACTAGCCCGCCGATGAGAAGCCCGAGCGGAGAAAGAACCGCCCCAAAAACGGTCGCTAAAATTCCGACACCCGCGCCGATCCCGTAAACGACCGCGCCAAGAGCCACCATCGCGGCTCCGGCGGCCACAATGAACGCCGTGACCTTGCCGATGGTTACAATCAAGCCTCGATTCTCCCTGACCCAGGCGATTATTTGGGCCACATATTCCGTCGCCGTCGAAAGAACGGAGGTCAGCGACGGAGCCAATGCCGCGCCGATTTGATTGGCAACGCCTTTGATGCTCGCCCAAAGCGTATCCATCGTGTCGCCCAACGTATCCGCCGCAGCCGCGTCGGCCGTGCTCATGGTCAGTCCGAGCCGTTCTGCCTCTTTGCGGGTTTCCGCGAGGCCATCCATCATCGGCAAAAGCATGGTTCCAGATTTCCCGAAGATTGCCATCGCAATGACCGCCCGGCGGGTCGGACTCTCGATTCCGTTGATCTTCTCGGAGATCTTCATAAACTTCTGCTCTGGATTCATCGCCGCAAGCTGTTGCATGTTAAGCCCGATCGACGCCAAAGCCTCGGCAACATCCTTCGACGCGCCATCAACGCCGCCGAGGGCCTTTTGCATCTTGCGGATTCCGCCTTCGAGCGTTTCTAAGTCGGCCCCGGAAAGCTGTGCGGCGTATCCAAATTCGGAAAGAGCTTCGACGCTTACGCCGGTTCGTGCGCTCATGTCGTTGAGTTGGCTGCCGTAATCGGTGAACTGCTTGACGGCTGCGGCAAGCGGAGCGGCCAGTGCCATTCCTCCGGCGAACATCTTTCCGCCCATCGCCATAAGGCCGGTCCCGAACGCCTTGACCTTTGTTTCCGCGCCTTTCAGCATGCGCACGAGCTTGGAATCGTCGCCGAAAAGTTCGACAAACGCGCGGCCGGCTCGAATTGCTCCAGAGTTCGCCATGTTATTTTCCGCAAAATGCGGCAATCAAGGTTTCGCCGGTGTTTCGCGCCATTGGCGGATCGATTGTTTTTTTCTTTCGGTAAGGATGAAACGCATCCGCTCCGCGAACGCTTGATCGCCCAGCGAAAGCGTTGTGAATTTTCGCGGCCAAAAGTGCGGTTTGATCCCACTCTTCAAGCCGCTTACCTTCCACCATCCAAACCAACTGTCGGAGCGTGTAAGGCTCCGGGTCTATTCCGAGGTAACCAGCGAATCGATAGATGTCTCGCCATTCCCAACGGAATCGAGTCTTGCTATCGCTTCCGTCCGATTCCTCGCCATCGTCCGTTCCACCGTCGCTCCGACTTTCTCCACCATCGCCACGTCGCGCTTGCTCTCCGCTTCGATCATCTCCGCGTGTTTGAGCACCATCGCCGCGGCGTCCGGCCGGTGGAATTTCAGGAAAAAATCGGACCACTCATCGACGAACGCGCGGTAGGCCGAATAGGCCGCATCGCCTCCCATCGACTCGACAAAATCCTCGACGGGAACCTTCTTGGCTTCCATTTGCGGCGCGAGGATATTGGCGATAACGTCGAAAAGCAGGCTCGGGTCGCTGTTCAAGACGGAAACCAATAAGGCTTTCCGGCCCTTAAACAGTTTCGACCGTGCCCGCTCATCGGCATCGTCACCGGGTACTTCATGCGGCGCGAGAAGATCGAGCCCCATCGCGCTTTTGACGCGAGCCAACGCGCCGATGGTAATATCGATCTTCCATTCGCGGCCCAGCGTATCGTTGAACGATTTCACAAAAAACCTCCTTTTAGGCGTTCGCGAGTCCGCCGATTTTGAGCGTTGCCGCCGTGGCCGATCCATTCGACGCGACGATTGAGGCAACGTCGGGATATCCGTCGTCGGAAACGTTGACCAAAATCAAAGCCGTATTGACCAGCGGGAGGGCGTCGCCCGAGCCGCCTTCCAACGTGACGGCATTCGTCGCGGTCGTGGCGGCCATGCCCAGGCGGAATCCTCCGAGCCAATAAACGTCAACCACGTCGGCGGTTTCGATGCCGTGGCCGGTCAAGCAGGTGGCGACGCCCGTGTTGTCGTCCGTGCGAGTGGTGAGTTGCGCGGACTGGCCGACGTTGTTGAATGTCTGTGGATGATCGTCGTTCCAACAGAACGGACGGGTGGCGGTTAAATCCAAATCTTTGAGCAAGGCGGAAGCCGAGCTTCGGAATCCGACGTGGGCGCGCTGATCGCAGAGTATCCGCAACGCCGCGAGGATGCTCGTCGAAAAATCGAGGTTGTAGGTTTCCTGCTTGGAAACGACGACCACGGCCGCTTCCGTGGGGAGCGGATCGCCGGTCCCGCCGTCGAGTGTGATCGCGTTGGTCGCCACCGTAGCGGTCATGCCGTGTCGATATCCGCCGGTCCAATAGATATCGCAAACATCGCTTGTGATGATGCCGTGGCCCGTGGAGAGCGTTGCCACGCCGGTGTTGTCGTCGGTGCGAGTGGTGAGTGTACCTGAGTTGCCGGCCGCCAACGGCTCTTCGAGGTTGGGAACTTGACTATTGCCGGTGATCGGGTAGTAAGTGTTGAAGCTCACCCCGCCGAGCGAAACGTTTTCTTGAAAATTGATGGTCGCCATCGATATGGATTCCTTGAATTGAAATGTCGGTTCGCGAATTAGACCGCAACCACGTCGCGGTATTCCGAGGTCGGTGAAAGGCCGACGGAGAAAATCTGCATGTTTTCTTCGTCTTGATCCTGCTCCATTTTCGACACGTAGAAATCGCCGAGGATTCCCTTGCCGTTGGCCTTGTCGAGAATCTTGAAGGCCAGCGGGGTATCGGCATTGAACGCCGCCCACAGCGCGGCAACGTCAGCATCCGTGTCGGAATCGACCATCTCAAATTCAATGGTGTTGTTCGTTCGCGTCGGACGTTGCGAGGCCGTTTTCATGCCGTGGCGGCTGTTGTCAGCCATCACCTTATCGCGATTGAGTTTTGCCTTGCGGTAATTCACCATCAAGGTCGAAGGCGTGGTGTTGACGGCACCGCGATAAATCACGGCATCCAGGCCAATGAGGTCTGCCATTTGAAAGGCTCCTTATTTTTTGATTGAGTTCGCCCAAAGCGAGGGCAATTGGGGTAAGTTTTTATCGAAGGCTGGTTGCATGTAGGGACGTTTTTTGATTTGAATGACTTTCTTTTCGCGTTGGCCTTTTCGCGTCATCCCTTGTTTGCGAACCATTAAAACGGCGGTTCCGCCGTACTCTAAAGCCTCTGGTGCGGTCCCGGCCTTTCCATTCAGAAGCGTCGGACCGATGACCACCGATTTTTTCGAGGCGTCGTATCCGAAGAAAATAAATTTCTTCAGCAATCCCGTATGCGAACTTGGCGGCATTCCTGGCTCGGATGCGCGGCGACGTTTGCGAATACTCGACTTCGCGGACGTGCGGACGAATGCGCCGAATTTCGACAGTACTTTCCGCGTACCTGCGTCGGCGGCTTTCATTACCGCCGCGCGGTCGAAAAACATTCCTTTCATCGCATCGAGTTTCAGCATGTCAGCAAATCCGGTAAGTCGCTCGTATCACGCCCAAGTATTGGTTCGCATCGAGCATGTCGGGAGCATAGCCGGCGTCAGCGCCATCAACCGTTTCGCTCCCGATCCATTTCGCATTCGTGTAGGTCGGCAATTCTCGGAAGGCCAAAAAATCATCAATCGATTCGAGTAAGTCCAAATATGGATCGACGGCGGTGTTGTCTTCCGGGCTGACTGGCGCGCCCACGCCTACGTCGATTTGAATGGTAAAGCCGCGCGTTTTATGGTTCTTGATTTCCGATTTTCGCGAAGTCGGAATCACCCATACTTTTAACTCTTTCGTCTCGGTTCGTTTGTAGCTCGGCAACTGGGTTCGCGTGGCGGTAAACGTCAAGCTGAACGCATGGAGGTTTAACTCCGAAGTAACCGCGTCGGCAACGTCCGCTTGAATGCTCATGCAACTATCGCCTTTACGAAAATTCG